GCACTATCCGCAACTACATCCGTAGCTGGCAGCGGTCGAGACGCTGGCTGCTCGACTACAGCCTGATCACTTGCGTACTCAAGAAGAAGCGTGTGCGCAAGCCGCCAGTGCCGCAGCGCTCTGGCATGAAAGTCCTTCGCGAAGCCGTGCGTGAAGTCGAACGCACGGCACAGCCCGTGAAGGAGCGCGAGAAGTCAAGGCTCGCGAACGTCTGATCGACAACCTCAACACTTGGAGACACACATGTGTGAGTCATCTCTACACGTCCCTCACCGCACAGCGACGAGCAAGGAAGAACTGGTGGTTCAAAAAATCCCAGGTCTTCCGTTCGCTGGTATGTACTCAGCCAACGATCCTGATGGATTGCTTGTGTGCGTGCTTTCGGGAACGGAGGTGTTCATCGAGCAAGTGAAGTTGAGGCCAGAGGCGGCGTGCCTTTGGAGATACGAAGCGCATCTCGGCAAGACCAACGTTAAGGCGATGTTCTTGCAGGCTTCGCCCTATACTATGGCCGACTGTGTGCATCTCGACGGTACAAACATCTCAATCAACTACTTGGAGATAGGAACGCGCATCAACATCGGCATTCCATTCGAGCGCGATCTGGTGAAGGCGCTGGAACTGGACACGCCCGGCGTGGACATCGCGCTGGAGCGTTACGAACCCATCAACGAAGTGAATGAGGACGAAGCGAACCGCATTCGTGCTCGTCGTGAACACGTGGACGGTGACTAACTGGTTCCAGTCACCGCTAACTAGCATCCAAACGGAGCGTAGGTAAATTGCCCGAGGGGGGCGTCGCCTACGCAGAGTAGTGATGCAACCCGGTGAGACGAAAGCAGTGCTTGCTCAATCCCCCTAGCACTGTGCAAATGCTCACCGGGTATTTCTCGGAGTACCAGCATGGCGAAAGTCATACACGTGCCTCCACGCCGCAAGCGTGTGTTTCATAAAGGCATGTACGGCTGGGTAGAGTATCATCCAAGCGACAAGTCGTGGAGTTACAAGGTCAAGTACCAGACCACGAACGTGTACTCGGGAGAGACATTCTCCGAAGCAGCCGCAGTGCTTCAAGTCAAGATGATGATTGACCTTCTAGCAGGAGGTGCACTTCCTGTGCGTAGTGTGGACTGATGGCAGAGGATGCAGACACACCCACACATAGAATACACATACTACAGGCCAAGATGCAGGAAGTGATCCAATGGACACGAACCCTGCAGGCTCAACGAGCACTCATCGTTGAGAAAGTAATGCGTGTAAAAGCGCATTCCAAGATCGCCCGTGCAATCCAAGTAGACACCGCCCTTGAGCGGCTATTGGCCAGGATTGACCGCGATCTTCATTCCACAGAAGAGAAGTTGAACAAGATTGCTGACAGTTTGAACAAGGCACGAGGACTATTTCTCGAGCGCAGCGACTTCGAAGTAGTCCTCACGGAAACGGAGTTGGTGCATGGCAACGTTACCAAGAGTACGTGAAATCGAAGAGTTATGCAAGAAAGCACAACTCGATCCACGAGTGACACAGATACTGTGTCTCATAGCTGAACGACAGCGCGTGCAGCATCAGCAGATCATGGGCATCGCACAGTTGTTCAACGGAATGCAGGACATGTTGAAGAACATCATCGAGATGATGGGCATTCGCGACCAGAACCTGCGCAGGCTCGGTGTTGAGGAGATGCTCAAAGATGCGAAAGGAGTAACTGTCGAAAGCGTCAGTGAGTTCGATTCTGATGCGATTCCAACCAACACACTTGACGAAGGAAGGAAGAACTAGATGGAGTTCCGTGAAGGTGACATCATCTACGACATCAGGGCTGTGTCTCGCGGTGAGTGGAATGCATTGCAAGCACAAGGCAATGTGTTCTACGACTATACGAAGCTCACAGCTACAAACACGTGCCCCACGTGGGGTGTGCTCCGCTACGGACTGCATAGAACTGAGATCCCACTGTCCATGGGAGGACGGAACCTTGCAGTCGAATGCGGCTCCGCTTGCCACGACTTCTTCGCAGCACTACGCTGGTGGTCATTACGTGAGCGAGCAGTCGCAGCACCGTCATGGCTCATACAGCACTTTGGAGAGGAGCGTGCTGGTTCCATGCTCACCGTCCCACAGGACAGTGATCGGGTGAACAATGCGCAACTCTTCGCACTCGATGCACTGCATACAAGTGGTTACTACGACGATCCGAGCGACCGTCGCAGGACCATGGCGAACATGGAGGCATCATGCCTCGTGTACGCAGACAGGTACTTCCAGAGCGACTTGCCAGTGTTCTTCGATGCATCGATCACGATGCCAGGAATAGAGGTGCCGTTCGTTCTTGAGGTGGAACGCTGGCGGGATGGTGACTACAACGCAGATCGCCGCTACTACTGTGGACGCATCGACGGTATCCACACGATGGGACAGGAAGGTGAGTTCATCGTGGCTGAGAACAAGACGGCAGCGCGTCTGTCAGACGTGTGGCGCATGGCCTTCGCCATCTCGCATCAAGTGACGGGCTATTGCATCGCTGCATCTGCACTGCTCGGTGCTGACGTTAGTAACGCGATCGTCATGGGCGTGCAGATACCGCTACCGCGTGACGTGTTCGACGGCGTGAGCTTCGAGCTCGTCACACGCACAGAGAGTGACAAGCTGCGTTGGTGTGAGTGGTTCTTCCACAGCGTGGATCAGCACGAGCGTTACATTCCAAAGCCACTCGATGCTCCACGGTACTCGCACTCGTGCAACCGTTACTTCTCCGCGTGCCAGTTCATCCCGTACTGCGCATTAGAGAGGAGCGAGCAAGACCGCGCGATTCTGGACATGCGTATTGATGAGTGGTCGCCTCTCGATCACATTCGTGAGAAGACAGTAGAAGGAGACACACAATGACGAAGTACATCGTTGAGGAGATGCAGTCACCAGATGATGAAGACGAAGACGATCCCGTATGGGACGCACTCGACTGGTGCTACCTCGTGAAGAACGGTGATGACATCATCTGCATCTGTGCGACACGTGCAGAGGCGGATCACATCCAAGCACTGCTCAATGAGAAGCCGTACGCGGAGTGACGCACAGTGCCACGGGTACAACTCGATGCGCGTGACGAATGGATACGTAAGTACTTCACGATATGCAAAACGGGATGGTATCACGCTGGAGCTTACTGCTCAGGCTGCCAAATCACATTCCAACTCGGACGTGTCGTGATGAACTGCTACGATCCAGAATTGCTTGTCGATCAAATCAACATGGATGCGTTCGACAACCGACGTGAGAATCTACGAATCGTGTCGAAAGGTACGAACGTACAGAACAGTCCACCGAGAAGCACACTCGGTAAAGGCATAAAGCTGTCTCGAAGCGGTAAGTTCGAGGCTCGCATTATTAAAGACTACGCATATGTTCATCTCGGCACGTTCAATACAGTGGAAGAAGCACGTACCGCGTACGACAAGGCGGCCACTGAAACGTTCGGAGAAGGAGCATACACAAATGCCTCCACAACTACAAGTCAACAAGAGTAGTGTCGCTCGTGTGTCGCTATTGTTGTGGGGCACTGCTGGTTGCGGTAAGACACACCTCGCCAACACTGCTCCCGGTAAGAGGCTCTTCCTCAACTTCGATCCAGACGGGACCGCTGCGCTGCCTAACAGTGACGACACACTACTGCTTGATTACTCACATGAGCCTGACTCCTGTGTTTCGCAAGCATTCAGTGTTAACCCGTATGACATCGACGGCATTCTCAAGAAGGATGCTTCCATATCGACCGTCGTGGTAGACAGTGTGACTGCATTCACCACGAAGGCTGTTGCGTATTCAGTTGGTAACAGGAACGCACCGGGTGCGGTGCATGAGAATCCTGGCCCTGCTGGGTACGGCTTCCGTAACAGACATGCACTCGGCCTGTGTCGCAACCTGCTACTCGTTACAGGTAGGCACGGACGCAACATCGTGTTCATTTGTCACGAGGACACTCCTGACAAGGACAAAGACGGCAACGTCATCGCAATCACGATACTACTCGGTGGTTCGTTGCCGACAGAAGTACCAATACAAATCTCCGAAGTATGGCACATGCAAGATCGATTCACGTCACGTGTTGTGCAAGTACGCAACGTGGGAGTGCATCGACCGATGAAGAGCCGCATGTTCGACACCTCCAACGGCTACGAGTTCGAAGTGTCCAATAAGACGAACCAAAACAAAGTGCGCCTCGACACACTGTTCACGCAGTGGCGCGACGCGAAGTACGAGAAGATCAAGTTGCCAATTTAGGAGACATCCATGGCAGACGTTGAAGTCGAGTTCGGTTCCATCTTCGAGTTCGCACAGGACATTGCAACGCAGGAAGCGCCTCCGCCACTGCCTCCCAAGGTGTACGTCGGCGAAGTCACTGCAGCCACTGCGAGGCGCAGTCCGAAAGGCAACACGTACATTGAAGTCGAGTTCACGATCCAACCGGATCAGTTCCCGCTCGACTTCGCTGCGACGCAGAAGGAGCCTGTGAAGCTGTTCTATCGTCGGCTTGTTGTGTCACCAGACACCGATCGGAACCGTTATTCTCTGCGCAAGTTCAGCGAGGCGATACGTGCCCCGGCTGGTCGGCGCATTGACATCAACGATTGGATCGGCAAGGTGGCCAACCTCAATGTCAAGGCGACCAAGTACATGGGCGAGGATCGCGCTGAGATTTCCGCCGTGGAAATGGTGTAAGCACTTGACGACGCGCGTAGTGTAGCGTAGACGTAGCCCTGTGAGGTGAGACACACACGTCGCCTCACAGGGTTTCCTCATTTAACAGGAGTTCAACATGGCCAAGGAGCCAACCAACGGAGCGCCCACGAAGGTGAAGTCTGTAGTCAAGCGTATGAACAAGCCGCGCACCTTCTATATGGTGTACAAGGGCCATCTCGACGGCCCGCCCAAGTTCGCATTCGACCGTGACGAGTTGATCGACGCGATGCTCAACGACCGCGAACTCAAGGTCGAGAAGATCACGCTTCCACAGGGCAAGGGACGGGCACGGAAGGATGGGGACCGTACCGGTATGGGTACTGCACCCCAGGCCGTTGACCCACATGCGTGAGGCTTCCTAGACACACAGAAACGGGGCGGGGTCGGCAACGATCCCGCCTTTTCTCTAGGAGGATCGCATGGCAGATGAACCAACGATGTTGTACGTACCGATCCCGAGCGGCAAGTTCCAACGCAGATACGGTGTATTCTCGACACGTCACCCAGAAGCACATCGCATCACAGTGCGTCTTGGTATTGAACAACGCGATGCATTCATACGCGCAGCGAGGATACTGGACATGACTGAAGCAGAATTCGTACGCGAGGGCATAACCGCACTCGCGAAGGCGATCATCAAGCATGTCGATGAACACAAGGAAAAGCACAATGTGGACCCGAGTGATGGAAGTGGATAGTGATGTCTTCGAAATCACTACCAAGTGGGATGACGGTAGCATCACCGTAGATGTCTTCCACGGTCGTGATGCTTACGACCGACACATGCAGGACACACAGCATGGACATTCAAAGATTCGTCAAGGACGAACTCCAGACGGAAGCGATTACGCTCGCCTGTTCACAGGAACGTCTCGTTGCGATTACGGGCCAAGCTGGTACTGGCAAGACAACCATCATGCGCGAGGTTCACAAACGCTTCACTGACGCCGGGTATGTAGTTGCGCTCGCCGCACCAACTGGCAAAGCAGCGAAGCGCATCAGCGAAGCGACTGGCATCGCAGCCATGACGATACATCGCTTGCTCGAGTTCACACATCCGGGCGATCCAGACGAGAAGACCGGCAAGCCTGTTGCTGAGAGCTTCCCACGTCGTCATGACAAGCACCGCTTGGAACAGTCCATAGTACTCGTTGATGAATACTCGATGGTCAATCACAAGTTGAACCGTCAACTCATCAACGCAATGCCGAGCGGCTCGCTGCTTCGTTCGTTCGGTGACATCAACCAACTTCCTCCAATCGAGGATGCCATTGTATATGAAGGCACATCGCCAAGAGAGTCACCATTCAGACAGCACATCACTCGGCATCCGTCTGTCACATTGAAGAACATCTACCGTCAAGGCGAGGGAAGTTCCATCGTGAAGAATGCACATCGCATTCTCAACCGCATGTGCCCAGTACCGATGGCAGACTTCGACATCACGCTCACGCGGCAGCAAGGCCCGTTGGTGTTGGAACTCGTGGAGTCGGATATTGAGAAGTACCGTACACTGGACAATCAGATCATCACACCCACGCATCGTGGATGGATAGGTACACGTGAACTCAATCTCAAGATACAAGCCATCGTGCAGCGTGACTTCCCGAGCGAAGGCTTCATCATTCCGCGACAGAAGTGGGACAAGTACGAGCTCATGCTCTATCCAGGCGACAAGATCATCTGGACAAAGAACGACTACTGTGTTGAGATTTTCAATGGAGAAACTGGCATCGTTAGGGAGTTCCTCGGCAGGGGACATGTCGTTGTTGACTTTGGAGATCGTGTTGTGTCGGTGCCGCCTCTTGTGTCTTATGAGCGAGCTGATGGAGTTACCATCACTTACGACCCACGAGTCCATATTAAACTCGCTTACGCAATCACGACTCATGCTTCGCAAGGCAGTGAGTACGACAGCGTCGTGTACCTCATGGATCGATACGCGATGATCCTGCAAGATCAGGCCAACTTCTACACAGGCGTGACACGTGCGAAGAAGCGTGCTACCGTGATTGCTGACCAGTGGTCGTTCCAGAAGGCAGTCACAACGAAGCCGTCCTTCGTCTAAGGAGACACACAATGACACACGTAGTGTTCCTAAATGGACCTACCGGATCAGGCAAGGATACTGCTGTGCTTGGACTCATCCCGTACATTGAGTTTCGTCACCTCAAGTTCGCAGCGCCATTGAAGCGCGGTGCTGGTGGGCTGCTGGACATTGACATGCGGAA